AGCTGTCATCTGTAAAGTATTCTTTCTTGATGTAGGTTGCCGCATACCTAATGGCATCCATAGCATCATCCCAAAGTTTGACAGGCTCATCTGTGATTTGGTCACCTATTTTCTTCCACTTATAATTTTCGTATTCTTTCTTGATTGCTGGATGGTCCTCACAGAATATACCAAAGGTTTTAATGTTATCTATCCCTTGCTTGACTACCTTGTTAGCATTCTCAATGTAATAGCCAGCTCTATCAATTTCAGCTATTGTCTCAGGTCGAGAGTAGTCAGCTAGTATGTTGATGCTCTTCTCAATGCCTAACTGGTCCATTCTTGCGATTAGGTCAGTAGTGGTCAAGTAGCTCTCGTAGATGACTGGCTCAATGTAGATGTCTTTGTCTCTCCAGTAAACTCTGACCAATGCAGTAGGGTGATTGTATCCAAAGTCTAAGCCGTACACATAAGACGTGAACTTAGCAGGTCTATGCTTGACAAATGACCAATTAGAGTAGATGTTACTTTTGCTGATAGCTTTCTCTCCTAGTGCGTAGATTTGATACTGTGCCTCATCTGTCCTCTTCAAGTCTTCAATCTGTCGCTTGATTGACTCAGGTAGGAAGGGATTGTCTTTATAAGTTGACTTGATTAGGATTGACTCTTCTACTGGTAGCTCATACAGCCACGAGTTACTCTCAGATGGATTGTAGTCAAAGATTAGCTTTCCTTCTGTCCTCATGTTGAGCTGAGTGAAGTCATCATAGTACAGTTCATTGGCTTCATTACACCAGGCAAGGTCTCTCTTTCTACCTCTTATCTTTTGTTCGTCATCAACTGAGAAAAACTCAACTATTGAGCCATTGCCAAATGTGTAGATGTGTTCTGACTTATTATGCCTTGCCACGTCATAAATATCAAGTGTCTTCATAATCTCTAAGAAGTCACGCATGACAGTTGCTCTCAATGCTGGGAAAGTCTTACGAATGATTGACACTACCTTGTTAGGATTCTGCAAGCAATAGACTATAATCAACTGGCATAGTGAGTAGGTCTTACTTGACCTTGAGCCACCCTCATTGATTATAAATCTATACTCAGGGCTATTGAGTGCCTCGTGATTCTTTTGAAAGATTACAGTTGAATTTAACTCCATAGACAAATCATACCACTATTGTAGTACTTATATTATTATTTATTAAGATTACTCCCCTTTATTAGAAGTAATAATATTAACCTTTATCTCAGATACAGATTCACCTTTTGATGTGGTATCAACTCTCTCAGTCAGGTTGTTTAGTCTTTGAGTTATGGATGGATTGTATTGACCAACCATACCACCTTCAATCTGATCATGTCGGATGGCTTCCTCTATGCGTGTGCAGATTGTGGCATATTCAGAATATCTATTCTCCTTATTTGAAAAATAATCAGTTACTGTACATCCATTATCAGCAGCATAACTTCTGAAACCTACTTGAGTCAATGGCCTTTCTAATGGTATAGCAGTTGCCTCACCAGTTTTATTAGAAAGTGAGTATTGATATCTAGGATTAGCTTTGCACCAATCTCTGTAAGATACAAATAGTTCCCACATTTTCTCAGGAGTCTCTATGTATTTATGCTTCGGCATCTTCTTGAGTTACCTTCTTAGTGCGTTTCTTTTTAACTGGCACGTCTTCCACTGCTGTGTATTCAATTACAGTTGGCTCAGGAGCTGTAGCAGTCACTACCTCTTCAAAGATGTGCTTAAGTCCAATTGTCTGATAGTATTTCACTTTGCTTAGGTCAAGGTTATCTACTACGATAGTCTTAGTACCTTTAAATCTGTCATAGATTTTCACTGTTTTACCTAAGAATTCTGGTTTAATTGTGTATTCCATAATATTAGTCTTTATACCTATATTGTATCTCTTTTATATTTTGTTTTATTTCTTTGATTAGAAAGAATGCCGATGTGCTATTGATGTTAAAGTACTTAGCCAGTGCAGTCTGAGTTGAGTGCCCTTTGTCATAGTATGCCTCAAATATAATCTTTTTTATCCTATCATCTAGTGAATTTCTGTAGATTTCAACCATTGCCTTCTTGAAATTGTAGCTATCCTCTAGATTTACTTTGTGCTCAATGTCAGATGGATCATCTAGTGAGTCACCTAAGTATTCGTGTGACCTGTAAATATCATCTTTCTTTGTCCTTGAGCCTTGCGTCCAGATTAGCTCGTACTTGATTGTGTTGAGTAGATAGCTCTTAGCCTTATCTTGTGTTACATTCTCCATTTGTAGCTTAGCACAATGAATGTAAGCATTATTTATCACAGCATCGGCTTCAATTGAGCTAGGTATTTTAAGTCGCTGAATGAAGTGCTTTGTGTATTTGAGCACCTCTGTGTAGTTATTCTGCAAGTATTGATCAAGCATTCTTTTCATACCAGGATAAAAAGTCTTTAAACCATACCTTTCGTCTTACAGTAGAACAAAAGCACTCTTTATCCATTACCTTAGTAGCCATGAATTTAACCATCTTAAGTTGTGATAGTGACCTCTTTGTCATAATCTCTTTCTCAGGTAGTGCGATGATTGATTCTACGAGTTGTATATCAGCTTCTGTAAGCATACGGCTGTGAGTGATGTGGCACAAGCCACAGTGAATGATTGTGAATAGATTAATGCAGTCCAAAATGACATACACTTCCAGCATCCTAGAGCAGTGTGTAGCCAGTCAGGTAGAATGAATTTGTTAATGAAGTTCTGAATTGGCTCGAAGTTAACAAACCACCAACTAACTACCAATGAAGTAAAGAATGCTGTCATAGTGTAAAGATACTAATTTTGTTGAATGTACCATTTAAACCACTTATCATAGAATACATCTGTGACAGTCTTACCATTTAGAAACCTAGATAAGTTAGCATTGTTTACTTTCATGTCCTCAGCTATGTGCACTTTTAAGTATCTGTTTGTGATTCTTTGATTAGTTTGCTCCACCATCCACTGCTTGATGGAAAAGTCCTTAGTAGTCGCGATAGTGATTGTATAAATCTCTGATGAATCCATGAATAAAATAAATTAGTATTAGTATTGAAACGATTGTCAATCCTCTCTTGCCGAGGAAGTAGTGCATGCCATAGAAAAATAGCCCAAAGGTAGCCATTAAGCATAGCACTACTATGATGTACTTAACTAGTCTCATTAGAATAGCTTAGAGATAACTTTTAGAGCATTTAAACTGACATAGTGTGTGCCATTGTATTCTCTGCCTCTCAGCTCAAATGTCACCTCTACTGTATCATTTACCTGGATAAAGTCTAGTAGGTCGATGTTGTCATTGACTAACTGAAATTTCACCTCTTGAGGGTATTTGTCCTCAGGCTGTCCTACTCTTAGGATAAATTCTTGTACCTTGAATTTTTCAGATACTTGTTTCGCTGGCAACTTATTAATGATTGCTCCTTCTTGTGTGTGTTGATTCATATTATTTGTTTAATTATTACTTTAAAAAACCCCTCCAACTGTATTTTAATTTAATTGCCAGATTTCGAGTTACTGGAGGGGCTAGGTTTTCTCAGGTACCTATACTATTTTTTCAGGGAATGGATTTTCAAGTCTCATTTTTGCTACTTCAATCTCTGCTCTTATTGTCAGAGCTTTTGCATACTCATCAGCCATAGATGCTATAGTTGAATAAGGATGTACGTACTCAGCTTCATAGCCATTTCCGATTGCTGATAACAAGCCTTGCATTGCAGCAATCATTGCTTGTTGATAAAATTCTTTTTCTGTCATTTTGCTAATTTATATAGGTTTAAAAATCTTGCAGTAGTGCACTTGAATTCATTGATTGGATTGTCAGTGCTAGCCTGAGTTACTTGATAAATCACCATGCCAGCCTTATTTGAGATTGGCATCACTAACTGCTCTCTAGTTAGGTTCTTGTATAACTTGTTAACTTCTATCATTTTACTTTGTTTAAATTGTTAAATTCTTCTTTGCTTACCTTCCTAACATCTAGCTGGTCAATATTGTCTGTGATTAAAATGCAATAGTCATGACCTGACTTGTTGAATGTCTTAGCTGAGTAGCGAGCATACTTGAGATTTTCTAGGCTTGACTCAATAATGAAGTAGGATTTTTCCATCTTACTTAGATTTTAATTGTTCAATATATTCATTGTAGTAATTAGTGCAGTTGTACAGTCTCTCTGCTATCTTTTCCTCATCATCTTGGCTGTAAGTATACTCAAGCACTGTGATTCGTTTCTTAGGATCAATGTGAGATACCTTGTGGATTGATTTGTTATCCCAATCTGAAAGTAAGAAGTCATCTGTATCAATCATGCAGTAGATTAGCTCAGCTGATTGCTTATCACAAAGCATCATGTAGCCTCTTAGTTGCCATTCATAATCTTTGTTAATTCCTTCTGCTGATATAGCTGGGAAAGTCTCTAATGACCATGAAGTCTTAATGTCAATGATTGAATTGTCCAGGATGATGTCAGGAGTACCGATTAGATAATCATTCTCTATAGTGTCTTCATTCTTGATGTAGAAAGTGTCTCTGACCTGATTGACTAGCTCAATTGATTCATGCTCCCAGTCAGTGCCTTTCTGCATTGCTTTTGTAGAGATAAAAGAATTGTAGCCAAAGAAGTCTTCTTTTGCCTTGTTAGCTATGTAAGACTTAGTAGTCTGACTTAATAACTCTGACTTAGTTCTTGACTCAGTCATGAGCTTACCTAGTGATGATGGATGCCATTTCATAATGCTTGTAGTTGTTGTTTGGTTAATAAAAAATCTGCTTTCAATTTCTCTGCTGTGTACTTGCCTGACTCGATTGATTTAAGAGCCTCTTTGAATCTGTCATCTGTAAGTGATGGCTTAGCTGATGCACTAGCACTATTACCATCATCATCTACAGCTTGCAAGCTCAAAAGTGATTGAAGTGTAGCTCTACGATAGTAAGTAGTAGCTCCTATCATTTTCTGTGGATCAATGTTGTCAGGTAGAGTTAACCAGCTTTCAATCATTTCACCAGTCTCAATGTCAATTATCTGAGTGCTCAGAATCTTATCATGGATAGGTTGTAACAGGAGCAGTCCATTCTCGTGAAGGATTGGCTCAACTGTTTCTAGCAATGCGTTGATGTCTGCATAGCTCTTTTTAAAGTGAGGATTGGTGGAGTTCTTAACTACCTTGCCGATGCTCATTTTTGCCTTGTGAATTTTGATCCACAATGACACTTTGGTTACTTCGTTTTGCATATATATTTATTTAATTGTTTACAAATGTAATAATATTTTTTAGTTGTGCAACTATTTTTATTAAAATAATTCAATATACCACCATTTAGGCTCAATTATCTGACCGATATAATCATCATCTGTATAGTCTTCACCATTCCAAATGACCTGAGTTACTTTGTAGTATTCAACTCCACCAAAGCTATTGAGCTTCACTACCTCACCTACAAAGTAGCAGTCAGTGTCTTCTGTGTCTTTAATTTTATCTCCTATTTTCAGCATCTTCATTTAATTTCATGCACATTTCACAATATTTAATCAATTTATCTAGTGCTATCCCTATCTCAGTAGGATGTGGCTGTGGAATTTCAGCTCCTCTTCTCCATTCTTGAAAGTTCTTAATGAAGTCTAAGTCTTCTTGTGTCATTGTGCTATAGTATTATACCATTCAATAAATGTATCAAAGTCTCTAGCAATGTAGTAGATGCCTCCAGCAGTCTCTATCTTATTCTGATATTGTTTTTGTACTTCTGACTGAACATCTCTACCATACTTGACCTCAATCTTGACTGACTTACCATTGATAATAGATGAGATGTCAGCAGTTCCTTTTGTACCTTGACCTTTTGTCCACTTACCGGGCAACTGTTTTGTGTAAGCTATCTCACCAGTTCCTACTTGAATTTTTGCACCCTCTCTGTACTGTCCTTGACTACCTATCCTTTCAGCTTGGTTTCCAGTAGCATTGATGTAGAATATTATAGACTTAGTCAGGCTGTTAGCTGAGTTATCAGCCCACTCTGTTAGTGCTATGTATTTTGGATTCATGCTAGGATATTTAGCCATTGATGTCTCAAGCTCTAATGCTTTGAGTTTTGCTTTGTTTTCTTTGGTCATAGTTATTAATTAAATGAGCACACACATTTGTCATCATCTGTGCTTAAATCCATTGTTAAAGTTTGTGGTAGTTGTGATAATTTAACTAAATAATTTATAGACTTATGTCCTCTAAATGATGTGCTATTGTATTTCTGTTCTTGTTCATTGTACCAGTCAATAAATCGTGTGCCAAATCTAATATTTTCAATTAAATTATTGTCAGATTTTTTCCAGCACAGCTCACAATTGCCATACTTACCATGTAGATTTAATTTAAATTGTTCTTTATACCAGTATTTATTTAAGTCTAATTGAGATACTGGTGATTCAAAATCTGTTAATAAAGGAAATATTCTTTTTTTATCCTCTTTTATCTCAGCCCAGCTTATTCTTTTAGGCATGTCTTCTTTTCTAAATCCTATTGCTATTTTATAATTATTAACTCCAAAAATATCATTGCACAATTTTTTAGCTGGTGTTGTTTTTAAATTCTCAGAACAATATGGTGCATTTTGATTCGGCAATCCTTTAAAAATACCTTTAGTCTTATGTTCAATCATGTTTGAAAAAGTTTTGGCACTCATGTCTAACTCATCCCATTCAACAATATTATACTTTATACCAGTTCCTAAGTCATTAGAATAAACACCTTCAATCTTTATTAAAGGAATTTGCCAGTATTTTTCAATGTCTTTTAAGAATTGTATTGTTTCAGGCCGTTCCATTCCAGTATTGCAGAACACATAAACCTTTTTAAAATCTTTATACTTATCACTCAATTGAATGTGACGTGCCATCATAGCAGATGACCTACCACCTGAGATGGTGACCATTAGGTTTTCTTTTGTCATAGTTCTGAAAATATTATGTATCTACCTTTGTGATTTTTATCTTTTGTAATTTTATAACCTTTGTGCTTAGCGTACTGAAATAACCATGTTGAGAAACGCTGTGGAGTCATGTCCTTATAATTGTAGTCTACCTCAAATGAGCTTAATAATTCGCTGTTATAGTATATTACATCTTTAACAAGTACATTCTCACTAATGAAGTCATAAAAGTCCTTGCTAGTAGCTTGAATAAATCTTTTTGCATCGGCATTGATTCCTATTGACTTAGTAAGACCCTCTCTTAAGTATAACTGTAAGTTCTTAATCATGTAATTATCAAATCTTAGCCAGTCATCTGTGCTCCATTGGTCAAATAACAGCTTACCATAATGTTTTAAAGGTGAGTTAGTAGAGTTAAAATATTGAAAGAACTCAATTTCATGTCTTCTACGATCATGACTACCTCCAGCTCCCTGAATAACATAGTTGGTTGTAATGACGATCTTAGGTGACCTCTCAAATGGTATAAACACCTCATCTTTATTTTTGCGATTGACAGTAATTCCTTCAGAAACTATCATGAATAATTGCTCAAAATTAAAGTTCTTCACTACATCATCAAATGCTAGAATCTGAGTATCTAAATTTACTCTTTGATATAAAAAATCTGACTTAGTAGGATTGTAGAGCTTACCATCTATCTTGACTGTCTTTCTAATGTGATTCAAAGCTGTCAACATTAGTGACTTACCACTACCTCCATTGGGATTCTCATCTATTTCTTGGTCATTAAAGATAATTGCTTTTTGATTTGTTCTATCCTTATAGCCATGAATTAAATACCCTAGTGTTGATTGTAGTGCAGCTATTCTCTTAGGCTCTTCATTAGATACCTTTTGAACTAAGTCAAAGAAGTCATTATTAAAATCATTCACCAGGTGAAATTCTCTATTAATAATTTGATTCTCCCAAATGTAGCCTTCAACATCAATGTAGCTTAACATCTTAGACTCATCCTTAGTAACTTTAACTACTCCATTCAAATAAGGTAGATAGCTATAGTCATGACCATCTTGCAACATTTTGAGACTAACTGAGTCAATCATGTTTAGGTGATTCTCAGAGAATAAATAAGGTGACCTGGAGCAGTGATTCCAAATGTTTATTTGTCCTTTCTTTATCAGATAGGTAAGCACAAAGTCTTTAATCTGATCTACAGATGATAGCCTAACTTTATTCTCAATGACTCTGACAAATGTAGGTTTCTCAGCATTCTCAGGATAAAACTTATTAAATCCATTTTTCACTAGAAAATTACTGTATTTCAATGGCTCAATTGTTACTATCTCTTTTTTAGATACAGTCCAAAATATATCATCACTACCACTATCCTCTTTAATATCAATTAAAATATCTGTGGTGATGTTGTGATCCTTCTTAATTTGCTCATCATCTACTCCATTCTTAACTTTGAGCTTGATTCTGTCAATAGTTAACTTATCCTCAAAATATTTGCTGTTAAAGTTGCTCTTTTTATAAGCTGACTTAATTGTAGATAACATTTCAGAGTGAGTAAAGTCTTCATTTGTTTCATAATTATTAAATAAATATTGCTCAGCTACATCTTGGTTAATTCCATAATCTGACAAACAACAAGCTATTTCAAAAATAAAGTAATTTCTTGAGCCATCTGAGAAGGAAGTTTTAAACTTAAACTTTTCAATTAGTTCTAGCTTCTTATTCTCATCTTGCAGTATGCACACTGGAGGCTTCTCAATGTATTCAAATCCTTTATCTTGTGTAATTCCTTCAAATACTAAACAAAACTCATTGAAATACACCTCAGGGTCATAAGATTCAAAGCATACTCTACTGACATCTTGATTCTTTGAGTCAAAATACTCTGACTTAAAGTATTCAGCATAGGCTAAAAACCTTCTCTTATGTTCTACAGCTGTTGACTCAGGTATTCTTATCACAGCTTTTAAACCATTACCACCAGGTGAAGTGAAAACTATTATAACATAAGGGTCATTAATCAATCTTTCTCTTTCAGCTTGCATTATCTCAGTAGATGGATAACCATCAAAGTCTAAGACACAAAGCCCTGAGTGCTCAATCAATCCTTTGGCTGTTCTCTCTGAGAAAGTACCATTGAACATAATTGCATTGAGTTCTTTCTTAGATGCTGAATATCTTGGGTCTTTCTTGTCTACTGACCTAATTAGATTGATTTTTTCTCTAAGCTCCTCAGTTCCTAATCTTATTCTTGCAACTACCTCAGCTGGATTTAGATTGAATGGAGTCTCTTTTGACTTAAATAGTGATTTGAATACAGATATTTTTTTCATAACTCTTGTTTTTATTCTTGCTAAAAAAAAAGAAGGGGAAAAGTAGCAAGAAAACTTTTTATGTGGATGCCTCCGACAACCCCTTTGCAAATGTAATAATAAATTTTAATTATCCAAATGCGTGACAAACGTGGCAACTATGGGACAACTTCAAAAGTAGTTGTCACGCCTATAAGCTATACTGCTATTGAGTTACAGCAAAAGCGTGACAACTAGACAACTTTTTTTGGGGGTGTCCCCCTTGTTTTTTTAAAAAAGCTAGCTACCCCCTATAAGAAAGCTTGTCAGTTGTCACGCTCAATGTACAAACCTTGCTCAATTCTCTCTTTAATCATTCTTAAGTAAGATGTGTTACTGCATTTCATAACATCCTCAAAGATAGAGTACTTCTCTACTTCTCGGGGTGCATCTGGTGGATAGAGATAGTCTTTAATAGGTGCAATAATGTCATCATAGAGCTTGTCACAGTTTTGGAACTGCTTGTCTATCTTTAAGCCATTCAATACAGTTGCATGATGTTTATCCAGCATTCTACCTATCTGACTTAGATTCATATTTAACTTGTACAGCTCAGAGAAAATGTAGTCTCGCTTGTAAACTAGCTCTCTTTGTCTACCACTATCGCATAGGTTGTGGAGCTCTATCATGTATTTTATTTTCTTGATCATGCTATTTTCTTTTGGTCAATATTTTTAAATATCTCAGAGTCTGAGTCCATCCTTCCAGTAGCCTTGATAAAGTCTACTTCTAGCTTAGCTGAGTTGATTATAACAGATCCAATTGAGCTGATAGCTTTTGCCTTATCTACCTCTTCTTTTATCTGTTCATTTGTTAAAGACTCATCATTAAGTCTTTCTAATGCTGCGAACATGTGGTCTCTTAGATCACTGATTTTGTTTCTTGCCATTGATTGATTTGTTTAATTTACTTGTTAATTTAATTACTTGTTGTATTTCTTCTGGGAATCTTTGGATGCTATTCCTGAGCATGTTATCTTTCATTGATACCATTTCAAGATTAGTGATGTCACAGTTCTTAGTGTTACCATCAATGAATCTAATGATGTTACCTTTTGGTATTGGTCCATTTTGGTCAATCCATACTTTGTTATGGTAAAGAATCCACTTGCTATCTCTGACCTTGTAGTACAGATATACTCTACCACTTTGATCAGCATCTTTTCTAGCTACTATTGTTCCATCAGGCTTCCAGTTGTGTGGTCTATTACCTTTTTTAAACATTGTAGCTTTGACTTTCTCATAGATTTCTGCTGGCATTTCTTTGCCTTTGTTGAATGGTGTGTGTCCAGGTGTATATCTAAACTTTTTACCACCTTCAATGAGATTGTGTCTACCAGATGACTCTGACCTTTTAAATTCTAAGGTCTTTTTAAGGCCCATTGAGAATGCTCTATTAGCTACTTGAGAATAAGTCAATCCTAAGTCATCTGCAATACCTTGAGTCTTTTCATGTGGGAATCTTTGTCTTATGATTTCATTCTGTGTCATAGCTCCTCAATTTTCAAGATTAATACTGGCCATCTGTCTACTAGTAGAATGGCATGTTGTTGATCGTATGCCTTCACTATCTTGAAGGACTTGTCTCTCATTGTAACTTTGTATGTTTTCATTTTTAGCTCTTAGGTAGTTTATGTATAGTTGGATGTCAAAGTGACCTCTCTTAGCCCAGTAGGACTCAATATCAGCTAAGTTCATGTTCTTCAATTTGTCCGTTGTTACATCCACACTCTTCTTCTGTGTAGTGAATTTCATTTCCAAATGTGCAGTAGTGTACTTCTACTACTCCATCACCATTGCAGTCAGGACAAATCATAGCTCACAAGTTTTAACAGTGTTGTACTTTTTGTGCTTGAATGTGCTCAGGTTGTTTCTCGTAGGAGTACTTAGATTGAACTGAGATATCATTTGAGAGTGAGTACTCCATATAGCTCTCCATCTAGCTGTGATTTCAGAGTCATTACCATGTTGACTCATAGACCATAGATACATGTCCCAGCTTTTTTTCTCTTCTTGAATGATGTGATTGATTAAATTTTGCATGTTATTTAGTTTTAAGGGTTAAAATTTTGATTGTAGCTACTATGCTGTAAAGCACTAATAAATAAATGATAGTTCCTTGCATGTGTTTAGTTTTTGTGTTAATAATTATGAAACAAAGTTAGTAACTGTTTTCATATATGCAAACATTTTAACATATTTTAACATTTGATTGCATAAAAAAAGGGATAAACTATCACTAGATCATCCCTCTTAGGTGTTATTGTAACCAAACAATATACATGCGGTACAAATATAACTATTTTTTTCTTCTGAGAATTAATTTTATTAACTTTCCTATCAATCCTGATTGCTCATTAACATCTACATTCACCTCTCCATTGTTCACTTGTACGTCTACCTTGTCAGTATCTATTTTAAACTCCTTAGAGTCACTTTCTTTATGAAAGTCTATATCTACTTTATCTGTGTCTACTTTAACGTCTGTAACGCCATCTTTTCGGGTTACTTTGATATCCACATTCTTAGTATCAATGTTGATGTTGATGTTTTTTTTCTTTTTTGGCTCTTTCATTATGCTTCGTTTTGACTTATTCTACCTTGACTCTCTAATTTTATTACTCTTACATTAGCTGGTTGTGCTATTTTCCATGCTGTTCTCCTAGCTTCATGTAGCCTTACCTTAGCTATCCTCATGATGCTAACTTCATTGCCTTGATTACCACCAATTATGTGGTAGTGAGTTTTGTCTTCACCTACATAGATTCCAACATGACCACCACCATCTCGCTTGAATGTTAGCACATCACCTAGCATAGGTTGATTAACTTGTGTGCCATACTTACCCCAATTCAAAGCCCACAAAGGACTATCTACTACCTCAACACCAGCCTTGTGAGCACAGTATGCTATGAATAAACCACACCAGGGGATTTCATCATTTGTGTATGCTTTAAGTCCAAGCTCTTTGGCCCAATCTAAGATGATAGGGTTGTGTTGTTTGCCTACAATCTCCTTAGTACCTATCAATTTGATAGCTTGCACTAAGATTTTAGGAGCTTTCTCCTCTTCTAGCCAACTATATTTCATAATAATATATTGCAATTAAACCTAAAATCATACCACAAACAGAAGCTAACACAATCTCCATTACTTCTGTACTGTTAGCTGAGATAAAGTAGCTCCAATTGTGCCAGCAGTTACTAAATAGCCAGCCATATCTACTACAATAGTAGGTAGTTCAAATGGTGAAGTCAATAAGACAGCTCCAATAGTACCAATAGTGATTGATAAGTTACGAACTCTAAGCCAAAAGTTAGGTGTTTTGGCACACCATCTGTCTCTTAGTGTCATTTTATTAACTGTATTTCGATTAGTTTTTTCACTGATTGTGTCAACTCACTTATGTGCTCAGCTAAATGCTTGATTTCAAGCTGTGTCATTTTTTCAATTGAGTCACTTCTAAATCTTGCCTCATTATCTACTAGGTCAATCTTGCCTTTAAGATGACTAATGTCTGATATTATCTCTTTCTGTTCACTTACTATAGCCTTAATCTCGCCATGTACACCTTTAATAAAGTAGCCAATAGCTGATAAAAGTACTGTAATAATTGTGAATGCTATCTCGTTGAATGCCATTAGAGTATAAGTATTGAATTGTTATAACCATTTTCTCTCATCCCTCCGCAAGGACATCCACTATGACATTGACCAACACAATTGCAAGAACACTGGTCAATCATTGGTCGAAGATCAGTGTCTCTGTTAGTGGCATCTGTGAAGCCAGGATACAAGTCTTTATTTGCTATTAAGTATCTGATTAATCTTTGCTCATAAAATGAAGCCTTTTGTGCATAGTGCTCCATTCCGAATGCTACCTCACTTCTACTCACAGATGCTGAGAAGTCACCGAATTGAGTCTGCAATCCTTTATTTTTTAGCTGATAAGTCAATCCAAAGATAGCATCCTCTGCTGACCTCCAAGCGATCACTGGTTGAATGAAGGTTACAAGTGTCTCCTCATCATTGGTCAGTGTCTGAGCATTGTAAGCGGCAAGTAAATAATTGTAGTAAGTAGTACCTAAGATAGGCATCACTCTCAATTGTGCCTGAGTAGCTATGTATGGAGTTACATCTGTCACATCTACATTCGCTGTGATAGGTGTATTTACTTTGAGATAGGTCTCTGTTATAAAGTAGATCATAGTGCTGGTGTTTCAATTGGTATAACATCACCACCTTCAATAGGAGGCAAAGATGCAAGTGAGCGAACTTCATTAGGAGTCATTGCATTAAGTACTTTTGTAGCTACCAATGGACTAAGTGAGTTGATTGCATCAGCTGTTTTACTAGCGTCACCTTCAATCTCTACAATAGTCTCATTGATTATCTGGAAGTTGTTGATTGTGTATTCACCTGGTATCTTAGCAATCTCTAAAAGCTCATTAATTATCTCTTCTACCTGAGTTCTTAATGGCATAACTACATTTTTCTCAAAGATAACATAGGCTTGCTTGATGTCAGCACCTCCACCTAGTGAGCCAGTAGTACGAACACCCATAAGGATAGGGTCAATTGTGTGAGCAAAACAAATTTGTTCAGTGTTCAATGCAGATGCCTCGTGAAATAGCTTATCATTGCCATTTGTAGGTAGTGATTCAATCTTTGGTAGTTGGTCCGCTGAGTTAGCAAAGAATGCAACTGCCTTACCAGCATTAGCCGCACCTTTCAACCTATCAATTGTGTGCTTGATCATTGATTTCTCCTCTTCTGATTGTGGTCTCTTAGGAAACATCATAGCAAAAGAAGGGAACACACTATTTTGAATGTTAGATTTTGCAAAGTAGCTCAACTCACCTGATAGGAAAGCAAAGTTAAGAGCACTTGTGTACTGTGGTAGCGGATACCACTCCTGACCTAGTGTCATAATTTCATAAACATACAACTGCTCAAGGTCTGAATTTGTCGGATGGTATTTTTTTATAGATGTTACGTCAATTCTAGCGGCCCAGTCATCACATAAGAAGTAAGTGACTTTGTCTCTTGCAATTCTTACCTTCTCAGGTGATACATTGTATATCTTATATAGCTCTTTCTTAGCATTGTAGCACAACTTGAAATAAACTCTATGGTGAACAGTCAACTGCTGAGCTATTGCTCTTTCTACTTTGCCAAGTTTAATTTTCTTTTCAAATGTATAGAGCTTGAGCTTGTCCTCATTGGTCATTCCTTCACTCTTAAGAACGTATCCACCACCTACTACTGAGTTGGTTTTAAAGTCAACTATTGCTCCATGTAAAGGTGATGTATAGTAGAGCTGATTTAATAGCTCAGGAAACATATTGTCTTGACCAAATGGAATATAGCCAGCTATCTGGTATCTACCATTAACATAGGGGAGTGATAAGTTAGCATCACCTACTCTACCAAATGGTGTAGAGAAAGACTGATAGCCTTCTACTACTTCTGTTGTTGTCTGAGGCTTAGTGCCTATGAATCTGTTATACCAAGCCATTAGTCATAAATTGAATTAATAATTGGACCAGCCACTACAAGCCTTCCCTCTTCAATCATGTTCAATCCAATTGGATCTAATGTAGGAGTAGAGCTTTCATAGACCTTATATCTGTACTGACCTTTAATAAAGTCAATGTCTATAGGGTCTTCAATAGTGAATAGGTTAAATCTTGAAGGCCACAATGAAGTGTCAGTACCTTGCCAGTAAATTGGGTTAGGTGTTGTGTTAAACTCATCTTCAAACTCAAACAAATAGTAAGCATTTGATAGTGTTGTGACCTCAGTTAAGGTCAATACAAAGCTATTAGTTGAGTCTTTCTCAAGATATATCATACCTATATTGTACTTAGAGAAAATTTTAATTAAAAAAAAGCCTTACATTTCTGCAAGGCCTCTTTATCTATGGAAGAAAGATAGATTATGGAGCTGGTGTAGTCAAAGTAGTCACTACTGACTCTTCAATTTGGTAAGCTAAAAACTCATTCTCTGCAAGCAAAGTGATTGAATACTTAGAACCATCTGCACGAGCTGTTCCTGAGCCTTCACCAGTAGCAGTCAACTGCAAGTAAGGAAAGAACCAGTATAAGCCATTAGCATCTTGAACAATACCACTCAAGTACTGTTGACCAGAGCCTAATACTTTAATAGCACTAGACTTAACAGATTCACGTCTGTGGAACATCAAGTTAATAGTCTGAGTCACAAAAGAAGAACCATTGATCAAGTCAATATTTGAATCTTCAGTGTAGCTTGAAGTATTGCGTCTGAATTCAAACTCAATAAATGGATCAGCTCCACCTACTAGGTCTAAGGCATCAATTATGTAGTCATCAGCTGGGTCAACTGACAATGTAGTCATATCAACATTATCTTGTTGATTAACAAAAAATTTATAAATACCACCAGTGTTGTTGTCACAACTTTTCAAGATGGTTTGGAGTGCATCACATGCCATGTCTTTTTATGTTTTAAAAGTGAAAAAATAGGGAGGCATTGCTACCTCCCTTTTATATCTTAGATGTAGAATGCATTGTATAACACTATCTCAGTAGGGTTTGTGTAGTGAAAACCAGCTTTCAAGTTTGCACGAGTTCTCAAGTAAGGCTCAGCTACAGTGTCAGATAAGTTCACAGCTCTCAATGCTTTTGAATCTCCCTCTGCATCAAATGCATAGATAAGATTAGTTCTTAAAGTCAATAAGATAGTGTTGTCAGGCATACCTTCACACACTACTACATTGATTCCTAAGAAAGTCAACCCTAATGGTAAAGTCACATAAGTCTGAGTGTTACCTTGTGCTGCTTTCAACTCATAAGCATTAGCTACATTTGTTGATACATACAATCTAAGGTCAGCTTTTTTACGTGAAATTGTATTAGGAGCAGCATTAACAACTGATTCTAATACAGTCAATACATTTGATGTAGTGATAGCACCTGAGTACAAACCGATAATATCAGTATCATAGAACATTGGAAATAAGTATCCAGTACAAAGACCTAACAATGGATCCTCAGATGCATCATTACCTTGCCATCTTAACAACTCTAAGTCTTGACCAATAACATTAGCCATTTCATTCCAGTAATAAGACATGAAAGATGCAACTGTGAAGTCACCATTTGAGCCTTGAGACATTTGAAGAGCTAAGAAAGACTGCTCTAAGTCAAATTGACAAAGTTGAGCCATAGCTGACAATGCACACACGTCAATGTCAATAGCATCTAATGAATCTGTAGGAGCTGAAAAGTTACAAGTAGATGCTTGCAATAAGCTACCAAAAGTAACATTAGCTAATTTTGTTTTGCTCTTGATACCTGGTAAAGTTCTGAAGTTGTTAGCAATGTCAGGACTTGATAAATAAGCTCTTGAATAGAACTCATCTGGGTTTGCACACAAAAGTGCATTTGTTTCGATGTCTAGGTCGAATTTAAGGTTACGTGTCATTTTATTTTGATTTTGAAAATTTTACAAATTCTTTGAACTTATCATGCGAGCTCAACGCCATTGGTGCTACTTCTTCTTCAGTCTCAATTGCAATTGATTCCTCAATTTGATTTTTCAATCCAGCTATCATAGCAATCACTGAATTCATGTGCTCCTCTAATAAAGGACGTACAATAGCAATGATAGCCTCAGCATCTACAGCTGGGTCAATAGCCATAGCTACTTCTTCTGTTTCAGCTTCTTCTGTAGCTTGAGCCTCAGCATCAGCCACTTCTTCTTCCACAGCTGGATCTGCTGATAACTCAGCCTCCATCTCTGTAGGTACATCTTTAATCTCAATAACTTCTCCGTCTTTTACAACATAGATTTTATCCTCGATTAGATGCTCTCCGTCAGGTAATTTCATAGTATTTAAATTTAATTGTTCCGATAATTTCATACCTAAGAATCCCTCAATTGAATAGCCTACTTGACCTGACTCAACAAGATCATCATAGTATGCTCTGTCAGTCACTTGACTTGTTAGCATCAATGTGCCCTTAGGGGTTTCAATACCATAAGTAGTGAATGCTTTGTCAGTCTCAGGGTTGTCTACTATCCAAGCCTCTAATATGTAAGCTGGGACTTTCTTAGTAGTGTCATGCTCTAAGTTAAAGATGTCTTTGTTCTGTAAATTCTGCATGAATTTAGAATGGATTTGTTCAATCACCTCAGCTGAGAATTGAACGTCGTACTCCTCACCATCCTCATCTTTACGATAGATGTTCATTGGAATCATTGCTGGTGCAACTACTCTCATCTTAACATCGTCCTTGAATGTCATAGCTACATGAGAATTGAATGCCATACCTTTAACCTTAATAGCAGGCTTAGAAGTAAAGGCAATCATTTCTATGCCTAAGTTTTCACCATCGGCATACTCATCCTCTATTGTAATTTTGTAGATAGGTCTATCCATGCCTATATTGTAAAAAGTATTATATTTGTTAAAAATTAAAATCTATGGTAAATATTTTAGGCTTTGATGTACCTAACCAACTGAATGAGTTGAGTGTACAGCAATTTGAAACAATCACAACTATCCATGCTGACACTGAGCTGGATGCTATTGACAAACATTTGCAAGTGTTTGAATTCTTAGGAGTACCAGCTATTGAGTGGGATGCAGTTGAGATTGAAGAGTTCAAAGAGATAGTAAAAGAGTTCAATAACTTAGGTGATAAGCCTGATTTGATTAGCTCATTTGAAATTGATGGCTATACTTATGTGGCATTTGAAGACAGATTCAAGCTCTCAGTAAAAGACACTAAGCACATTGAAAAAATCATGCACTCGAGACATAAAGGTTATATCTCTGAGATGTTAGCAGTTTTATTCAAGCGTACTGACTTGACTAAGGTAGAGCACTACTCAGATGCTCACATCAAGTTGAAAGCTAAATTAATTAGAGAATTGAAAGCTGAAATAGCTGTGCCTTACCTAGTGGAGATTGGTCAGAAGTTATCTAAATACATACCTAAGGATGCACCTACCGAAATATTGGAGTGAGATTGATGTATTGCAGTTTAAAGAGATTAGAGAACTGTATACAATCACTGAGGTCTTCAATAGAGAGATAGAAATACTTGCTATTTTAGCGGATGTTAGCTCTGAGGAACTTGAAGACCTTGACATTGAGGAAGTGACTGCCATGATTAGTGAGATTAAATTCGTTAACTCAGAGCCATCTAAACAATACAAGCACCAGATTGATGACTATCACTACAAGCCACTAGATAAGTTAACCATTGGTGAGTACATTGACCTTGAATTCTACTTTTCAAAAGACTATAATCAGCACATTGGTCACATTGCATCTATTTTTTATAGACAAAAGTCAGTAAATCAGTGGGGTGTTACTGTATTTGAGCCTTATGACTTCTCACCTAGACAAAGATTTAAGCTCTTTGAAGACTATTGCATCAATGACATCTATGGTATTGTCCCTGAATTTATAGCTTTTAGGGAGAACTTCATGGAGACATACGGCAACCTATTTCATGATGACAGTGATAGTGATGAGGAAGAGGATAAACCTACCACCTCACAAGAGTCTAAGGACTTACAGCTTAAAAAAAGTGAGATAAAATGGGGATGGGAGAGATTAATCTACTCCCTATGCAATGAAGACCTCACTAAATTTGAAGAGGTCACCAACTTACCACTTATTATGACTTTCAATATGTTAGCCATGAAGAAAGAATTAAACATCTAAGGGGTAACCTACTTTGAATCCTTCAGGTGGATCAAGTGCCTCAAATGTGTATGTGATTCTTTGATTCTTTTCAAGTATCTCAGACACCTTGAGAATAGGATAACGCTTTGTTAACCATTCTGTGTACTGTGAGTAGATTTCTGCTGTGATTCCTGAGCTATTAAGCTCCTCTGTGAATTGATTAACGTAGTCTCTAGGTGTAATTACTCCACCATTCCACAAGAAAGCACCATTGTTAAGGAAAATAAAGTAGTACATTGCTATAATCTGTATCTCTAATTTTTCAAAGCTGGTGATTTTAGCATTTATTCTTATTGACTCTACCAATGTACCTTGACCAGCTACTATATCATTTCTAAGTATTCTCTTAAGTATGTTTGCCATCCTTCTTCTAGTAGGATAAAGCACATTAAATTCACCGTTATTTGCGTATGCCATTAGTCTAGTGGTGTTGGTTGTGGTACATAAGGACTCAAAGGTATTTCTAATAAATAAGCGTATTCAGTTGGTGCTATATCCACCTCATCTGAGCTACTCAAAAATAAGAAATAAACTTCATTGATATCTTGAACAAAGTTAAAAAATGTGTCTGCATCAAAGAATACATTTTGTAAACTTTCTGCTGTTTCTGTTGTTACTATTCTACCTTCCATATTTTTTATTTAAACATTTCTACTCAAAGCCACTTGGTAGGCATTCACCGCTGTGTAAAAGTTAGATGCTTCGGTATCTGTAAGTCCGTCACCAATTGAAGCGAAAGCACATTGTTTGGTTGTGTTATTAGAAGCAGTTCCTCCATTGTTATAAGCACCGATATACATATTGTTATTAGGTAATGACACTGAAGCTACAGTTCCGCTTATTATTTTAACTGAATTTCTCCAACCATTAACAACATTTGAGGCGGTTCTATTAGCTATGTATAAAGCTCTCGAGTCTGTATCCACTGCACTAATATAACCTAAAAGTCCCGTTGTTGTTGCGTTAATTCTAAAGTATGATATATTAGTAAATCTTGCATTTAGATTAGTAGCTGAAGCACCTAATTGATTGCCAATTTCTACTTGATTTAAATTCACATTGCTTCTTGAATAGTAGCTAATATGGTGAGAGTTTAATAGACCAAAAGAATTTGAGTTAAAAAAAGTATTGGCAAAAGTAACCGAAGGTGTCATTCCAGTTGCAGAATGTGTCCATCCACTTGCAAATTGTAACCTAAATGCTGCATCCAAATCTCTAGGGTCTTTCAAGTTGTACTTATGACTACTTGCAGTTCCTCCTACAATTGGATAAATAGCTTTGAACTTTGTCCAAATAGAATATCCTTTCAACGCAAGAACCAAAGTATTAATAGCATTCTGTTGTGTATTATCAGTAATTGCAGCCGCTGTTATGAACGCTTGTGCATCGGGGTCAAAAGCTGAGCCTTTTGGCATTAAAGAGATTAGGCTTCTGTACATGTCCCTACTATATCAAATTTAGTGTCTGTTGAATTATAAATACAACCAATATAAGTAGTCTTATTTGCAACCGTTATTGTTGGTGCAGTCACTCCTATTGCTCTGAAATTAGTTCCGTATGCTATTGACCTTGCAGTTCCATTATCTTTAATTCTTATAATCAAAGATTGTCCCTCAACAAATGTACCAGTAGGATTAGCTAGTGTAAGTCCAACCGCCTGAGCTGTGATTGTTACAATATCATTAGTGCTAACTGCTGTTACTGTAGCACTAGATGCAACTGTCTGAACTCGTGGAGTGTATGATGCTTTGTCATTGAATGTAGTCCAATCAGCAGAGCTCAATGCACCTCTATTAGTAGCTGAGGCTGTAGGTAGATTGAATGTGTGTGTAGATGTAACTGAGTTAATTGCAAAGTCCGTTCCCGTTGTTCCCGTTGCAAAGTTCTGAACTTGGTCGGTTAAACCATTTAATGCAGTTAAGCCAGTTGAAAATGTAGTAATTATCTGACTAAGGTGATTATCTTCTGTGTGAAGTTTAATTGTCCTACCACTATGAGTTACATAGATTCTCACTGCAAGTCTATCCGTTAATGCTAAGGTAGTCTGAGGAACTGCTAATGCTGTTAAATACAAGTCTATTGCTGTGCCATTAGTAATACCCTCAGGGGTTGCTGAATTAGAAGCAATTAATGTTAATGTAGCACCGTCCCATTTATAAAGTTCAACGTAAAATGATGGTGAACCGCCGCTACTTGACGCGCTGAAATATGTTTCAAAATTCCAATTTCCAGCCGGTATTGATAACTGATTAGGGTCGTTTGCGTCAGTTATAAATGATTGAATGTAACCATTAGCATTGATTGTAAAATCTGTGCCAGTACCTATGATTGGTGTCTTATTAATTTCTTTCATTGCAACCCCATCAAAAGTTCCTTGACTCACAGAACCATTTAAGTAATATGAAACAGATGCACCACCTCCACTTGTTGTTGGAAAGTTAGCAAGAGTGCCATCGCCACGAATGTATTGTGTTTCAACACCAACACAAGCAACTGCTAATGTGCCAGATGTGGTTATTGGATTGCCACTCACTGTGAATGCTTCTGGCATCTCTAAATCAACACTTGTAACAGTGCCACTTGTTAAGTCAGCTGTAGTTGCTATTGTGTAGCTACCAGTTGCCTTGTCAGGGAATTCAAGAATAACACCAGGATTGGTAGCATTTGTATTCTGTAGTGAGCTTTCTTCAGCTCCAGTCTTCAATGCTAATGCACCAGTGTTAACTAGCTTAGCCGAAGTGCTAGCAAATGTATTCTCTGTGACTATCTCAGTACCTGACACTGTGCTTGATTCATTAGCTCCAGCTGTGACCTCTATTGGATTGGTAGTAGTAGCTCCATTGTCAGTAACTTGCTGTAAATCCTGACTACCACCACTAGCAGAATTAATTATCTCTTGACCAGTAATTGACTTAGTGATGTAGCCAGTGCCACTAACTTCACTTATCTCTAATAAGTCTGTAGCCTCAAGGTTAGCTCCCTTAGGAGGCATTTGTGATATCTTCTGTCTGCGATATGCCATAACTATATTGTATTAAGCTGGTAAATTAGTTATAAGAGGGACTTGACAATTAGTCCAATTGCTAATGTCCACGTCTAAGCTCATCACCCAGCCCGCTGCATAGTCTAATAGTTGATTATTTAATGGAGTGATTGATGGTGATCCTACAATATCAAAGCTATAATCATTGCTAAAATTAAAATAGTTGATTAGATCTACTAGAATTTGATGACAGTCTGAGAGAATAACTGTGATGTTAGCTCTATCCTTTTGAATTATGTCTAAGCAATACACCTCTAAGCTGATAGTGTTAACATCCATTGTAGTAGATGCCACAATAGGAGTAATAAATACCAAAGGATATCTCTCATCCTTAGTGGCAAAGTTAGGAAGTTGCTCATTGAAGTCACTACCTACTTTTTTAACTTGTAAATGGTCAGTGTAAAATGCTTCAATGTGATTGATTAGTGCCTGATAGCTTGTCATAATTCTGCGTTTTGTTGGATACGATTAACTCTATTTTGTACGTTTGTCATCTCTGTTTCACTTACCACAGCTGTTACTGTGAAGTTAGGTGTTGATGAGTTGCTATTTTGATTCTCTCCACCTACATTGTTAGCGTTGTTATTGCTACCAAATAAGTTAGGGGTTGCCATCTGACCAGTGTTAGATGGAGGAGTTCCAGCATCTGGCGAAGTTGGAACACTACCACCTCCTTCAAATGATGTAGAAGAGATTGCTGAGATAGATGCCGCTGTTGCCGCTATGGATGCCGCTATTCTTATCCCAGATGCAATACCTAGAGTAAAGTCAGGAACTGATAAAATAGCTAAGATAGCTTGAGCTCCATTGATAGCCGCCATTGCTAAGTTCATTTTCTTTTGTTGTTCAAATTGTTGCTTAAGGATAGCTTCCTCTTCTTTACTACCTTTCTTAACATTTTTCAGCTTATTTCTAGTAGTAATTTCTTGAATGCTTGAGATAGCTCCTAGTGCTTCTTTAGCAGTGTCAAAGCCTTCATTGATGTTCTTTAATGTCTTAGCCTGAGCCTCAGCTTCAATGTCTGAGATTTTCTTAGCTGTAGCTTCTTCTGCTGTGATTTTAGCTTGTCTGAATTTTTCCTCAATAGCCGCTATCTCTTCTTTTGACAAGTTAAGTGCTGAGATTTCAGCTAATCTCTGTGCCTCTAATGCTGTAAGTTGCTGAGCTAAAAATTCATTATTAAGTCTTATCTCCTCATCCTTATCACCTTTGAATCTCTCAAGCTCAAATGTTGAATAGGATAGCTTAGTGTCTCTAACTAATTGAGCCGATGCAAGTATCTTGGCATTCTTATCAGTCTCAATAGCTGTTATTTGAACAGACACAGCCTTAGTGTCCTCAACTGCTTTAGAGTTGATTTCTTTAATTTGTTGCTCAGTTAAATCTTTACCTAGAACTGCTTGCTTTCTTTCCTCTTCTATTAAAGTTTTTTGTAAGTCAAGTTTTTTGATAGCATCTTGCTCCTCTAACATCAAGGTCTTAATTCTTGACACAGCATCTTTATCAGCTATTGCTATCTTATCAGCTTCAAGTTGGTCAGTAGCTATCTTTATCTGAGCATTCATTGCTGAGACTGCAGTAGCTCTCTCCATTTCATTGGCAAAGATTTTAGTCTTCTTGATGTTTAACTTTTCAATCTCCTTAGATTCCTTGACCATTTGGTCAATTTTCATTTGGTCAATGTCTAGCTTTGTCTTACCATCAATGACAGCTTTGTCCAGGTCAATTTTGAACTGAGCACGCATTGTCTTCAAATGCTTATCTTGTTCAGATTCTATCTTAGCATTTGCTGTTTTATTTTCTTCTACTCTCTTCTTATTGGATGCAGTGGTAATGTCAGTTCTTTGTTGCTCAAAGTCTTTTTGAGTTGCTAAAATTAACTCATCAATTTTGATAACTGTTTTCCAATCTTGTGACCTTGATGCTTCTCTTCGTTGTGTCTTTAACTTCGATATAGCCTCAGTCTCTTGAATCTTAAGCATAGCCTTAGACCTTTCAGTCTCATTCTTGATTGATTTAGCATTCAACATTTCAATCTGCTTGTCAATGTCAAGAGCTAACTTCTTTTTGTTAGTAGCATTTTGAATTGCCAACTGGTTGATTTTATTGATAGCATCAGCTTCTTGATCCTTTAATTCTCTGAATCTCTTAGTCTGCTCCTCATCCATGTCAGCAAGATCACCCATTGCTTTAATCTCTCTTTTCCTCTGGTATTGTTTTCTTTGCTCCT